TGTGCTTCAGCTATAAAAGGTTGAAATGAACCAATTCCTGATTGAGCTAACTCTGCAGCTTTAGTTTGTAAAGGATCTTGTCCTGCAACTTTTGGTGCAAATTTAGATGTATCAATAGGCTGAGCTGTTAAAGCTGTAATCTGTTTAGCGTAATCTTTACCTAGTTCTTCTATAAATGGTGCGGGTAAGGATCTTGTTTCTGTAATAGCCATTATATTTTATTCTCCAATTGTTTCATTGTGTTATACATTTTTTGAGCTCCTTTATCAACACTTCCTCCGCCTGCTGCTCTAACAGCATCAGCCGTGAAAACGAACTCATTTTTAGACAGTCTAGCAGGTACATCGTCAGCTTTTTCTTTAGCTCCTATAGGTACAAAACCACCACCTCTTAAATCCATTTCTTTACCACCAAGATTCATTAAACCACCTTCTGCTTTACCTTCAGGTAAAGGATCCAAACCAAGTTCCTCTCTAGTAAAATCTACAGAAGATTTTGTATCAGGTGATATCATCTTAATAGCTTCTTCTATTGTAAAACCTTCTTCAACTAATTGATTAATTGCATCTTCTTTTCTTTTTAAAATTGCATCGTTTATTTTTTCTAATTCTTCAGGAGATACTGGATCAACTAAATCTGTTACACCTGGAGCAAATGTTTCATCTGTCAAACCAGGAGTCATGATTCCACCTTGAGCTGCACCTAATCTAAATGCTTCAGGTAATGTAAAATATAATTCATCAGGTTTACTATAACCTAATGCAGCTTTTCTAATTGCAGGAATATCTAAATCACTTTTACCGTAAGATCTTGCAATTGCTTCATCAATTGTTTCTTCTTCTTCATCTCCACCCATACCTAATGCAGTAAGTCCGCCTAATGCACCGATGCCTCCAATTTTTAAAGGACTTAAATTAGCTAAAGAAAATTTACCTGCCCCTTGTTTAAGAAATAATTTAGAAAGCAAACCACCAGATTTAGTTCCAAAACCTTTTCCTGCTGGTCCAAAACTTTTCATTTTTCCAAGTAATAAATCACTAATTGAACCTTTTCCAAATCCACTTGTTCCAGGTATACCAAATTTATTAACACCATATAAAGCGGCTGCCGTAAGTGCAGCTTTACCTACAGGGCTTTTAGCTAATTTTTTAATAGGTTTAGTAATCTTCTTTACTAAGCTTCCTAAACCATACATTTGTCTTTGTTGTTGCATCCTAGATATCGCCATAATTAAATTTTAAGTGAAGCAGGAATAAAACCTGAACACTTACCTTACTTTGTTTTTCCAAATAAATCAAGGCTTGGCATGATAACTTTGACATCTCTTCTAATGTCTTGTTCTGGAACGTTTTTAGCCTTCCATTCTTCATCATTCTTATATACTTCGCCTGTCTTTAAGTTAGAAATAGTCTCTATTATCTTCTCTGGTTTTAATGTTTGCATGGTTTCCTATGTTCTATCAAATTCTAATATAGCTGCTGTTCCTTCTATTTTGTCAGCATCAGCAGCCTGTACTCTTAATACATCGTTTTCTTCTAATATTATTGTACCATCAGCCATGGATTGTGATGAATTAGCTGCGATTGTATGTTTTGCAAAAGTAAATTGTTTAGTAGCAGAGTTATCATAAATGTGTGCATGAACAATAACATTTCCTGTATCTATATTTGCCATATGTATATTTTGTACTATAGCTCTAGAGTTTGATGGAACAGTGTAAACGTCTGTTGCATTAGTAGTTGTTAAATCAAATTGTGCATTCTTATATCTATTAGCCACCTATTCCCCCTGTACTAAACCAAGTTAATCTTTGTAATTCTTCTTTAAGATCTTGTTGAAAGGTAGAATTTAATTTTTCTACTAATCCGTCAAGATCTCTAATTAAAGCATCAGCTACTGGCTGGCTATATTCTTTACTAGGTCTGGTAAATACTAAAGTTATTTTTGCCATTAGACACCACCACCTAACATTCCAGAAGAACTAACAGCGCTTGGCCCCTCTCCACCTGTTCCTCCATATCCTCCGGTATTTCCTGAATCAATTGTTCCTTGACCAGTTCCTCCTGTAATTTTACCAGCACTATTTCTTATTGTACCTGTAATTTTATCTCTAGCTTTTTGAAGATCTTCTAATCTTTTTTCAAGTGCAGCTGAATCTTTTTTTGCTAAGGTCTTCATAATTCTTGCTCTTCGTTTATCTATTGCACCAGCAGCTCCTCTACCAAACATAGATATTGGATTGTATCCTTGCATAATTCCACCTGTTCCATAAATTTCTTCTACAGATTTTTTCTGTTCATCTGTTAATCCTTCATAAAAAGAACCAGAAGGGCCCATTTGATTTACTTTAGATCCTAAAAAAGCACCTAGCAAAGCTCCAGGTATACCTAAAGCTGGGTTAACTGCCATACCTAATCCTGCTCCAATATTTAATCCTCCAGCTGCTCCAATTCCTTGTAAGGCTGTATTTCCAACTTTACTTGTTATATTTTTTATTGAAGGTTTAAATCTATTAACAAATGAAGTTATATCGTTTGCTGTTCGAGTTAAAAAATTAGGTCTGTTTATTTCAGGTGGTACATTATAAAGCTCGCCTTGTGTATAATAACTATCATCTAATCCTAATGCTTTACTAACAGGAACAGAACGATTTCTGTTCACAGGGTCTACATTCATCATATATGTATCTATGTCTAATATTCCGTTTGCCATTATCTTCTACCGTCTGGTTGTATATCTAATCTAAAACTTCCTAGTTTCCAATCTTGAGATGAACCTGTATTTGCAACTTTCAAGGCTACAGATCTACCTCTTGCTCTTGTATCTACTTTAGTCGTAGATGAAGTAATTGTAAAGGGTCCAAGTGGTGAACTTGCTTGAGAACTATTTGAATAATCTCTTAATTGTAATGTAACTTGTGTATTACCTGTTTGAGATAAAAAGTCAGGTATAAATCTTCTTATCTTCATAATAAATTCACCGTCTCCTTGAAGAGTAGCTCCACCTTGTGGTCCTCTAGTAATATCAAAATCTCCAGATTCTATATTAGCAGCTACAGTAGTTGTTGCTGCAGACTTAACTTGATCTGTTCCTGTTTCGTGTTGATAGTATGTTGTTGCTCCTTCAGTATTTCCAACAACATCATAAGATGTTCCTGATGCATCGAAAGACGTTGCATGAGGTAAACCAAATACAGATGAATCAACCCAAGTTGTTCTAGCTAAAGAGCCTGTTGTCCATATTGGTCTTTGTGGAGAAGACTCCATATAATTATAAGTGACTGACCTATTAACAACTTCAGAAGACTGAGTTGGATAGAACCAAGTAATCTCACCAAACAAATTATTTAAACCTACATTAATTAATTGTGATGCCGTTGTATTAATATCATCAAATACGTAATCTTCTACTAAACATGTCATGGTCTCAAGATTACCAGAGTATTTAAAGAATCCATTTTCTGAGAACCAATATGCAGCACCATCTACTTCTAATGCAGCATTCTGTCCTATCAATCCACAGTTTGTACCTACTTGTGCAAAAGCAAATGTAAAAGGTGAACCAACAAAACGCATTGTAAATAAAGATGTATCTGTCCAAACATAAATTGCATCTCTACCTCTTACTCCTCCTACGATCCGTGATCCGTCGGCCAGTCTCTGTGTACCGGCTGTATTAGTTGCTGTTGGTGTGTAATCATTAATATTTTCTTGATCCGAGAATCTAATAAACATATCGTCTTGTGTTGATGGATCACCGATCGTTGTTTCTGTTCCAAAAAAGACTAAGTGTCTATCAGGTGTAGATACTAACATGTCACGTGACGCTGTTGGTGCACCTGAAATAATAGTTGCTCTTGTTGCTACAGCGTTAGCTGCGTTTGAATCCCATTCAAAAACTTGTGCATTATGTATAAGTGCAATAACTTTATCGCCAAAGTTATCAATAGACCACATACCTGGATCGATTACTAAATCTCCAGATGCTGCTTCACCCCATGCTACAT